CTGCTTTGTTCCGCTGACTGTGCGCTTTCTGCTGACTCCCGGGCTTTTTCTGTTGCGGTCGTTGCATCCCTGGCTGCATTACCGGCTGCACTTTCTGCCGTCTTTTTTGACAATTCAGCTTCTGTTGCACTTTGTGATGACTCACTGGCTTTTTGAGCGGCCGCAGAGGCCGAGGACGAGGACGCATCCTCTGACTGCTTTGCTGAGGCTGCACTTTCTGCCGCCTGCCGGGCTGACTCCGATGCATCCCCTGCTGAAGTGTCAGCATTTGCAGCGCTCTCTTCTGCCTGACTGGCTGATATGCCGGCATTCCTCGCTGACGTCTCCGCCTCTCCGGCATTCTTCTTCGCCTCCTCAGCGTGACGCGCCGCTTCTTCCACCATCAGTTCAAAACGACGCAGTGCCTCCGGCCGGACGTCATCCTCCGACATGGCACCGAGAAAATCATTCAGCGTACCGGGTTGAGAATCTTCATACACGGTGATAGTCCCGGCATGTGACGGCGGGAATCCTTCCACCAACAGAATGACGCTGTACTGACCGTACTCAACGTCCATGCTGTAACGACCGGCTTCATCCGGATTTTCTGAGGCCACCGTGTTCACCACCACCGTGGTACTGTTACGTTTTGCTTTCAGCTGGATTGTGCAGTTCTGTACCGGTTTTCCTGTGCCGTCTTTCAGTACACCTGAAATCTTTACTGCCATATTCACCCCACAAAAAAGCCCGCCTGAACCGGCGGGCTGTCATAACACTGTGTTACCTGGCTAATCAGAACTTATAACCGACACCCACGATGAACCCGTCAGTGCGCCAGTCGCCACTGCCGGAGCCTTCATAAGCGACATCAACGGCCACGGATTCGGCCGGGTTAAACTGCACGCCAGCTCCCCACGCCATAGAGGTGTTACTGTGGCGAGCGTCATCACTTCCGGTCAGCACGTCGTGCGTTTTCCCCTTGTTGTCAGTTACGCGGAGATAATCCCCGGAGAAAGTCGACACACGGCTGTAAGCCATACCCGCCATCGCATACGCGCTGAACCATTCATTCACGCGCACAGACGGCCCCGCCATCACGCTGAACCAGCGGTTACGCACGGAATCTTCATGCCAGCGGGTATCGCTGTAATGGGTCAGCTGGCGATTCTTGTCTCCTGCATAGCTGAATGACGTCACCATCCCCAGTGTGTCCGTAAACTCATAACGGTATTTCACGTTAATCCCGTTCAGTTCATCGCTGCCGGGAACGTTCGTCGGGGCATGAAGATACCCCGCGCTCAGCGTGGACTGATGTTCAGACGCCCATGCAGGCGCACCGGATACGGCCAGACAAATGGCTGCGGACAAAATGGCGGCATAAAGTTTACGCATAATTACCTCTCGCTTTTCTGCAATAAAAAAGGCGCCATTTCTGGCGCCCGTATATGGGTTATAAAATTCAGCTGATACTGATGCCTGCGGTGGCTTTCTTCATCACCACAACCAGCAAATCGCTGATACTTGCTGTGGGATACCAGTTATTCACCAGCCATGCTGATACCGAAAACTCCAGCGTCATGTGACCGTGACCGGCAGGCATATCAATAACGCCACTGTAAATCAGCGTATTATCCAGCGCGGTACGGTTATAAATTTCAGCACCGTTTTTCCGCACTATCAGACGGCATGAGGAGTAAATATCAGTATGCTCTCTCTCATGCTTAGCGCCACTGAATGCCACCGCCGGAATAACAATCTGCCGGTCAAACGGCTGATCGTCATAAACCCTGACGGTAATGGTCCCTGATGGCCACCGCTCCGGTGCCCGGGAGTCCCGCGGAAAAGCCTTACCCACTGTTTTGACTATATCGCCTTCAATCTGGTTGGCTGACAGTTTCCCCTTAATCTGACAGTTCTCATTAATTGTGACATTGTTGAGCGTCCCGGCGTTCGCATTCACACTGCCACTGATATCTGCATTTTTAGCGGTCAGCTTTCCGTCCGGTGTCAGGGAAAATGCCGGAGGATTACCGCCGCTGGTAATGGTGGGAGCCGTCAGGCGCTTCAGGAACACGTCGTTCATGAATATCTGGTTGCCCTGCGCCACAAACATCGGCGTTTCATTCCCGTTTGCCGGGTCAATAAACGCGATACGATTGGCGGCAACCAGAAACTGGCTCAGTTTGCCTTCCTCCGCGTCCTCCATGCTGAGGCCAATACCCGCGACATAATGTTTGCCGTCTTTGGTCTGCTCAATTTTGACGCCCCACATGGCATTCCACTTATCGTTGGCGTCCTTCCACTCTTTCGAAAACTCCTCCAGTCTGCTGGCGTTATCCTCCGTCAGGTCGACTTTTTCCAGCAGCTCCTTGCCGAGATGGGATTCGGTTATCTGGCCTTTGAAAAAATCCAGATAGCCGGATGCATCATCACTCGGCTGGCCAACAGCCTCCACAAATGCCGATTTGCCAACGGTGTTCACACTGCGGATGTAAAAATAATAATCATGGTCCGGTTTGATATTGATACTGGCGGCTATCCAGTACAGCGCCGTGCCAAGATAGCGGGCTGTGGTTTCAACCTGCCTGATATCGGTAATCCGCGTTTCCGAGAACCAGAACTCAAACTGTACCGTCGGGTCATAAACAGCAAGATGCGGCGTGGCGGTTATCTGAAAATAGCCCGGCGTCAGCTCAATCTGTGACGGCGCTGCCGGTGCGGCAATCCTGAACGATACCGATGCCGGATCGCCCTGCTGCCCCCACGCATTTACTGCCCGGACTGTCAGCCTGTAGTTCCCCGGCGCCAGTTGTGTGAAGCGGTATGTGGTTTCCGCCGTCCGGGCTGTGCTGACCAGCCGCTCACTGCCGTCATCCGCGGCCACGGTCAGGCGAAGCATGAAACTCACGCCCTTCACCACCTTCGGCGTATCCCAGCGGGCCAGTACCTGATACTCCCCGCTGTCTGCGGTGACTTCGGCAGTCAGGTGCTGCACTGCTGGCGGCGTGACACCATTCACCGTGCCGCTCTGGTCGCCGTCAAAGTGCGCCCCGTTATCCACGATGGCTTCTTTTTCCGGTACATGCTGCACGGCGGTGATAGCATACGTGCCGTCATCGTTCTCACGGATACTCACACAGCGGAACAGGCGCTGGCGCAACGTCGGCAACTTCAGCCCCCACACGCTGTATTCAGCAACACCGTCAGGAACACGGCTCACTTTCACCTTCACGCCGTCGGTGACGGACTGAACCTCCACGCTGATCGGATTGCCACTTCCGTCAACCAGGCTTATCAGCGTGGTACCGGAGGATGGCAGCGTGATTTCACGGTCGAGCGTCAGCGTCCGGGTCTGGCTGTTCACCGCCAGCACACGACCACCGGTGCTGATACCGGCATAGTCATCATCACAGATTTCAATGACATCGCCCGGTACATGGCGAAGCCCTTCGGCACCCACGCTGAAGTCCACGGTCTGCGTTTCCAGCAGTTCTGTTTTAATCAGCCACAGCCCGGCGCGGTGTGCCTGCCCCCGGCTGGTACAGCCAAAGGCATCCATCTTCGTGACGTTACGACCGTAACGGGGAATGGCCTGCGTGTCTTCCACAAGCTCTGTCGCCGTCTCCCAGCCGTTATTCGGGTCAGTCCAGTTCACCTCAACGGCATTATGGCGGTCTTTCAGGGCGCTGAAGCTGTAGCGGAACGGCGCGCCATCATCCGGCATCACCACATTACTGCGGTTATAGGTCCACACCTTATCTGATGGTCGGTCCTGCACGAACGTCAGCGTCTGCCCGTTCCATACCGGCATACAGCGCATCGCCGAGCAGAAATCACTGAGCACATCCCACGCCTTGCGCTGTGTGGTCAGGTACGCATTACAGGTGATGCGCGGCTCCGTGCCGCCAAAGCCGTCCGGCACCGACTGGTCGCAATTCTGGCCGATGACATACAGCGCCCATTTATCCACATCCGCTGCACCAAGACGTTTCCCCATGCCGTAGCGCGGATGGGTCAGCATATCCCACAGACACCAGGCCATGTTGTTGCTGTATGCTGGTTTAAACGTTCCGTCCCAGATACCGCTGTATTGCCGCGTCTGCGGGTTATAGTTCGACGGCACCTGCAGAATGCGCCCGCGCAGATGATAATTACGGCTCACCTGCTGGCTGCCGAACTGCTCCGAATCCACCTGCACGCCGACCAGTGCCGTGTTCGGGTAGCACTGTTTCACATCGATGATTTCGGTGTATGACGACCAGAGCGTTTTGTTCTGCAGCTGGTCTGTGGTGCTGTCCGGCGTCATCCTGCGCATCCGGATATTAAACGGGCGCGGCGGCAGGTTATCCACCACCACCGAGGCCAGATACTGCGAGGTGGTTTTGCCCTTAATGGTGATGTCTTTTTCCGTCACCCAGCCACCGTTACGCTGTATCTGAACCAGCAGGCGGACTTCCGACGGATTCCGGTCCCCCTTTGAGGTGGTTTCCACCAGTGCCTGCACACCGAAGGTCAGGCGCAGACGGTCGATGTTTGCCGACGTGATGGTCCGGGTTATCGGCGTGTCGTATTTCACTTCCGTACCCAGCACCGTCTCGGAGCCGGAGGATTCAAATCCCTCCGGCGGTGTCTGCTCCTGCTCACCTGCCCGGAACACCACCGTGACGCCGGAGATATTGGTATTCCCCTCACTGTCCAGCACCGGCGTACTGTTCAGCAGCACGCTTTTTAATCCATCCACCGGACCTTCAATCGGCCCTTCGCTGATGGCATCGATCACACTCAGCAGCTGCGTGGATTTCAGGTTGTCCTTCGCTTCGCGCGGGGTATGCCCCTTACTGCTGCCTTTACCCATTCCTCACGCTCCATAAACGACAAAACCGCCCGGAGGCGGTTTCACATAAAACATTCTGCATCAGCGACCAATCACCACGATTTCACCACCATCCCCTTCGTCTGCCGTGCTGATTTCCTGCGAAATTACCCGTGACCCCACACGCATTTCACCGTACAGAACAGGCAGAACATTGCCCTGGGCAACCATGTTATCCAGTGATGAGAAATACGTGTTCTGCTTACCGTTATCCGTGCTGGTCGTTGTTGCGGTACTGGCTTTCGGTGCCAGCATCTGTGCAACACCGCCAAGCGTCATCGCCGCACCCATTGAAAAGAGAATGTCACTGAAAGCGATACTGATCCCCGGCATCCAGATTGCCGTAGCAATCAACGCCGCACCCAGCACCGCCTGAAAAACACCGCCACTTTTGGCTCCCGCAAGACGCGGCACGATGTGGATCACGGCACCATTTGCCAGCGGCTCATTAAGACGGGCTGATAATTCGGTTTCGCCTGCATCACGCCCGGCAATCCGTACCTGATACCAGCCGTCGCTCAGTTTCTGACGAAACGCCGGGATCTGTGTGGCCAGCGCCCGGATGGCTTCGGCCCCCGTTTTCACACGAAGGTCGATGCGGCGGCCAAATCGTTGTAAATCCCCGTAAAGGCAGATGCGTGCCATGCCCGGTGACGCCAGAGGGAGTGTGTGCGTCGCTGCCATTTGTCGGTGTACCTCTCTCGTTTGCTCAGTTGTTCAGGAATATGGTGCAGCAGCTCGCCGTCGCCGCAGTAAATTGCGGCATGATTCGGCACCGATGAACCAAAACAGCACAGCAGCACATCGCCCGGCTGCGCCGCTGACAACGGCACCTGATACAGCCCTGTGGCCTCCAGATTATCCAGATAGAGATTCTGACCGTGACGCCACCAGTCATCCCCGCGATGAAAATCCGGCATCTCAATCCCCGCCAGATGATAAGCATCCCGGAACAGCGTGTAACAGTCCGTCACCCCGTGCTCAAAGCGACGCCCGGTGAGATGCGGCACACAGCGGAACTTGTGAATCGCCCCCCGGCAGACCAGCCACCACGGCAAATCACTCTGCACCTGCAGCCGCCGGTCAGCCTCACTCAGCCAGGGCAGACCACCGGGGTGGCTGTGGACCAGCGCCACAATCTCACCCTGCATCTCTGCCTGCAGCCAGTCCTCCGGAGCCATCCGGAAATAATCCTCCGGCTCACCGGAAATATTCACGCAGGGAAAATAGCTTTCCCCCTCCGGCGTTCTCACCACGAAGCCGCACGACTCCGCTGGCGCACATCGCCGGGCGTGCGCCAGAATCGCTGATTCTGTCTCTGTCATGGGATTACTGCGAAAGTTTGTTAATGGAAAGGAAGCCGCCAAAGTTGCCGACGTTATTGCGAAACTTACAACCGCTCAGGCATTTGCTGCATTTATCCTTCGTGATATCGGACGTCGGCTGGTCATATTCATCCGCGACAGCCGGACCGTGATAACCGCACTCATCACCGCGATAGGTCCAGGTGCAGGTGTTGGCCAGCATGATACGTCCCGGAAAAACAGCGCCGTCCGTTTCCGTCGGCGTGGACAGTACAAAAGAGGCACTGACCGCGCTCAGTTCGCTGCACTGCTCGATGCGCCAGCGGCTGATCACCTCCTGCTCCGGATCGGCGTCACTGTTTCCGTTGACGAAGTTCACCGCATCCAGAAAACGGGCGTAAACCTTACGCCGGACCACCGTTCCGCCGACCAGACTCTGCAGATCTTCCGCCATCCCGGTGACCATGCCGTACAGGTTAGAGACTGTCAGCGTGGGCCGCGTACTGGTGCCTTTGCCATTCAGTTCAAAACCGCTCCCCTGAATGGGGTATGCCTGATACTGTCGCCCCTGCCAGGTGACCGGCTCACCTTTTTCGTTCTGCTCATTACAGAAAAAATAACGTTCTCCACCGACCTCTGTCAGATCGATTTCCCAGAGCACCACGCTGGCCGACTGCTCCGCACGGGTGCATTCATTCAGTGTTTCCTGCCGGATATCCTGCATCAGTTCACCACCTGTTTAAACTCTGCGCTGAACTCAACACGTAACATACTGACCCGCGATGTCCATTTTGCGCAGGTCACCCTGATCTGCCGCCAGCCATAAGGCGGCGTCCACAGAAAGGCTTTCCAGCCCCCGTGCTCAGCCAGAAACGACTCCAGCGCCCTGGCCTCCTCGCGGGAGACAGAAAGCGTCACGCTGTACGTTTTCAGGTCAGCATTCAGCCCGGCAGGCGCACGCTGGGAATAGCCATCACCAAAGCGCACCTCCCTGACGGAAGGAGCCGATGTCACATCCATCCCGGGTTTCACTTTCCAGCGGAAGGTTTTCATCGTCCACCTCCGGAGAACAAGCCACCATCACGCATCTGTGCCTGAATTTCATCACGGGCACCCTTGCGGGCCATGTCATACACAGCCTTCAGCGCCTGTGGTCCAATCTGCCCGTTCGTGCCGTCGTTGTTAATCACCACATGGTTATTCTGCTCAAACTTCCCGGACGCCTGCGACCGGCTGTCCGCCAGACTGCCCGGTGTACCGACATAACCGCCGGTGGCATAGCCGCGCATAAGCCGGTAAAGATTCCCCACGCCAATCCGGCTGGTTGCCTCCTTCGTGAAGACAAACTCACCACGGTGAACAATCCCCGCTGGCTCATATTTGCCGCCGGTTCCCGTAAATCCTCCGGTCGCAAAATGGAATTTCGCCGCAGCTGCCTGAATGGCTGTACCGCCTGATGCGGATGCGCCGCCACCAACAGCCCCGCCAATGGCGCTACCGATACTCCCGACAATCCCCACCATTGCCTGCTTAAGCAGAATTTCTGTCATCATGGACAGCACGGAACGGGTGAAGCTGCGCCAGTTCTGCTCACTGCCGGTCAGCATCGCTGCCATATTCTGTGCAATACCGTCAAAGGTCTGCGTGGCCACGCTTTTAACCTGCGAAAAACTGTCCGTCGCACTTTCTGCCCACTCGCCCCAGCCGGACTTCAGACCGGCCATCCAGCTTCCACGAAGCTGCTCCTCCGCAGACCAGGTGTTCTTCAGTGCAGATGTGGCCTTCGCCAGCGCATCCGGATTATCACCGTACACGTCACGAAGGCGCTGCTCTTCCGACTCCCGCTGCGCCTGACGGTCGGTGAGGCCCCGCGCCTGGGCACTGATTGCCGCCTGCTTCGCGCCCTGCTGCTGCTCAAACCGCGCAGCCTGCTGTGCCAGCTCATTCAGCCGTTTCTGGTGTTCAACTTTGTCTCCCAGCTCAGCCAGCTGGCGTTTGTACTCCAGCGTCTCTTTCTCATGGGTCAGCAGGGATTTTTCCTGCTCAGATAACTGCCGTTTCGTGGCTGCCTCTTTCAGGACCGCATACTGATTTTCCGCTTTCCATAAATCGCGACGCTGCTGGCTGATTTTCTCATTCGCACCGCTGTGTTTTTCCAGCGTCCGGAGCTCGGTTTCAAGCGCCAGCAGGGCAGCATGCGCCTGGTCTTCCTGACGCTCACCGGCTGACACTTTGACTCCTGACGACTTCGGCTTTTTCAGCGTCGATTCATAATCCTTTTTCGCCGCCGCCATCAGCGTGTTGTAATCCGCCTGCAGGATTTTCCCGTCTTTCAGGGCCTTATTCAGTTCTTCCTGACGGGCGGTATATTTCTCCAGCGGCGTCAGCAGACGCTCATACCCCTTCTGCGCCTCTCCGGTATACTTCAGCTGTGATGCGTCCCGTTCGGCCCGGTCCCTGGCGGCCAGTTCACCGGCTTTTTCCATATCCGACTGCAGCGTGGCCGCTGCCAGCCCCAGCCGGGCATTTTCCCGGTCATTCCATGCGCCCTGAAGGTTGGCCCGGAAAGAAGAGGTTTTACCGCGGCGCTGGCTCCGGCTCTGGTACCACTGCCATTTTTTATCCGCCTCATCAAATGCCTTCTGCGCACTGGCGAGCATATCCGCTGAGGACTCAGGACGACCGATATCCAGAATGGCATCCCACATCGATTTGAATGCCTTCCCGGTTTTATCCGCCCAGGTCTCCAGTGTCCCCATGTTTTCTTTCAGGCGACGGGTCTGCTCATCAAAGCCTTTCGTGGCGATATCGTTCGCCGCCTGTAAGGCCCCGGCCTCATCACCGGAACGCTGCAGCTGCGCAACATACGCAATCTGCTCTGCCGTCACGTTACGGAACTGGCGCGCCATCGCAATCAGCCCCGACGTAGAGTCGGTGGTCAGTTTTCCGAAAGCCTCTGCAACCTTGTCCACCTCCACACCGGATGCAGAAGCAAAACGCGCGACACTCTGGTTGATGGCATCAAACTGTTCACCACCACGCACACCGGCATTCACCAGGGCTGCCAGTGACTCACTCGCCTGGTTAAACGTCAGCCCTGCGGCCTGTCCGGCTCTGGAGAGCGTCAGCATGCGATCGGCAGTCAGTCCGGACTGATTACCGGAAAGAACCAGGGTTTTATTAAACGCTGAAAGCGTGGAATCCCCCTGGTACCAGGCGTACGCCAGCGCACCTGTCGCCACCGCCAGCGAGGTGACCCCGACCATCGGCAGGGTGATCGCACCGGCAAGCCCCCTGAACATGGGGATCATCCCGCCGAAGGAGTCCTTCACCTGACCGCCCTGTTGCAGCAGGATCAGCCAGGGATTCTGACCACCGGCAAGCTGCGTGGCGATATCCGTAAACTGTGCGGGCAGGGTTCGCATGGCCGCTTTATACTGCCCGACGGAAATCCCGGCTTTTTGTGCAGCCAGCGCCTGGCGGCTCAGGCCCTGTTCAACAGCACTGGCGGTTTTTCTGGCGTCGGTATCCAGACCTGAAAAATGACGCCTTACCCGGCTCATCTGCTCATCGAAACGGACCGCATCCAGACTAAGGTCAATAACAAGATCACCAACCGGCTGGGACATATCTCACACCTCCGGAAATCCCCGCTGAAGCCATCATTAATGCGGCATCATCCACCATGACATCCGCCACATCCGCAGACGATAAAATATCGCGCCCTCCGTCCCCACCGAACCGGACGCCTCCGGCAAGTCCTGCCGCTTTCTGCATCAGCATTTTGTCCTCATCCGGCCTCTCCACCTGCTCTTCCTCATGCCGGGGGACAAGCAGACTGAAATCAGAGGGATGCATATCCGGATCGCAAAAAAACAGGCTGAGTACAGCGTACGTCAGCCCGGAAAAATGCATATCCAGCTGGGTATCGTGAAAATAATGCATGCGGTAAAAATGTCGCCAGTCGGCATATTCGGTGGATGTCATCCCGGCAAGCATGGCGCGCCAGTCAGGCCTCCCCATCTCACGCGCCAGTCTGAGGGCAAAATTCAGCTCGCCGTCGAAGACTTTCCCGCAGAAAAATCATCATCAGTCAGCGCGTTATTTTTCGCCACTTCGGTAATATCCGTATCCACATGAACAGGCCCGCTCATCCCGGACAGACGCAACACCACATCTTCCGCCCGGGCAATGGCATCAGCAGGCCAGGTGGTCAGGACTTCCTGCTCAATCTGCATCACAGCCTCATTCATTGACGGTGACCCCGTTTTCTGCGGATGGTTATGCCACAGGGACATCGCCACCAGAAACGCGCCGGTTCTGACGAGATCTTCCACGCTTACCTGCAGGTTGCCGCTGGATTCTGCCTGTTCTGCACGCCGTTTCAGGAGGGCAAGATGCTCAATACGCTGCAGCGCAGACAATTCGGAAAGCGTGACAGACACACCGTTATATTCAAATTGTTCTGTTTTCAGAAACATGTATGACCTCCGTTTACCCTGCAGCGCCTGCTTCAGTAACGGTGACTTCAGCTACCGTGGCAAACTGACCATTACCGGAAATCACGGGGATACTCACTTTTCCAGCCTTAACCCCCGTCACAGTGATCACCATATCTTTCACAGCAATGGTTCCCGTTGACGGATCGGCGGAAACCGCTCTGAACGTCTTGTCGGTTGCACTTTCCGGCTCAAAAGAAACAGTCAGGGTGGTTGTTTTTCCTTTTTCCACGGTACCGGATGTCGGTGTCACCTTAATTGCAGTGGCCGGCGTAATTTCGCTGCGTTCTTCCGCCACGGAAGGTTTACCCACGTTGGTCACTTTCACCGTACGGGTGATCACTTCCTTCGCCGTTACGGCCTTACCGATACTGCTGACCCAGCCACGGAACACATCCACCGTGCCGTTCGGGAAACGGATTTTATAGGCCCGCACATCCCCGCTTTCAAACCAGCCTATAAGCCCTTTCTGACCTTCTTCTCCCGGTTTCCAGGCCAGCGTAAAACTGGTATCTCCTGCAGACTTCTGCCCCTGCCCGGTCGCGCTCCAGTCCGCGTCTTCATCATCCAGGTAGTTATCATCGTAGGATTCTGCCGTCATCTCGCCCGGCGTCAGATCCTTCACCTTAGCCAGTCGCTGCCAGTCATCATCTGACAACGGGTTTGCATAAGCATCACCCTTGCCGGTGTAAACCCACAGAGTGGTACCGGCACCTTTTACCGGCGCCAGGGGATTTGGTGTTGGCATATCGTCCTCACATCTCGTATGTAATGGAATAAGTCAAATCTGCAGAGCTCCATAACGCCATATCGTCATCACGACGATAGTCATAGCCCTGCTGAACCATCGTGGTAATCATCCCTGCCAGTGCAGGGATCGCGGACATCGCCGGATAAATCCGGGACTCCATCCACGAATCCAGCTCTGAATCCGGCACCTGAGCAGGCAGGAAAACTTCAATATGCAGTGTGGCCCGCCAGGTATCCGCATCCAGCTCTTCACCGGTATACTCTGCATCCGTCAGATAAACCGCGACCGCGGGAAAATCCTCTTCGTCAAAAACAACGGGGCGACCATCAAACAGCGTCGCCCCGTGTTCATGCAGCTCCAGTGCATCCAGCACTGCAGCACGGATATCAGTATGTTTCATCGTTTTATCGCAATCCTCAGTTGTTGTTTCAGCGCATATGCCAGTTCTCCGGGCAGGCGTTCACGCCGGATACGGTCAACGTTTTCATCAAACGCCTGTTTCAGTGGGGCCGCCATCGGGATTTTCACCACATCAATGGGGTAACGGTTTTTCCCGGCCACACGCTGCATGACATGCCAGCGACCATTTTTTAATCGCTGAATAAATGCCCGCTGATAACGATGCTGACCGGCTTTGAGTATGCTGTCCGGACGACGCCCCGGCATCCTGATCCCCAGCTTAATCACCGGGAGATCACCGCGGTTAACGATAATTCTGGCATTCGGATTTCTGACCGTGGCCCGTTTCAGTCTGGACCGTTCCTTTACCAGTTTCCGGCTCACCCTGGTCTCCCGGGCAACCTGTGACGAAGACTGATTAATCGCCGTTGTGGCCACGCGGTTAATGGCCATTGCTGAAGCCGCCGGAATGGCGTTTTTACGAACCCGGCTCAGATTTTCAATCGCCTGATCAAGCCCTTTTATCGCCATAATTCACCCTGCGTTTATCGTCGCCGGTTAACTGCCGGTGGTTGCCCACGGTTGAGCCAGAGATAACAACTGCCCCCGTCATCCGGAGAAACACGATCCACCCAGAATGTCTCACCATTAATGGTCAGCGTGTCACCACGCCGCACAGCACGAACCGTATCCGTCCGTACAAATAATGACGGGCAGCTTCCTTCAATACGGACCCCGCTACCGGCAAACCCCAGCGACTCCGGATCGTCAAAAACCCCCTGAACTTCGCTGCCACACTGTGCCCCCGAGGTGAACTGCGCACAGAGCCCCATCACTTCAACAATCGTGCTGTCCACCCCGGCAAGGGCTGCATCAAAGGCATTCTGAAAATCACGCATGCTCAGCCGTTCCGTGCTGTATCATGGCTGTCGCCAGTGGTGATGGCACCAGAACACGCATGCCCCGGTACGTCAGTTCAACGGGACGGCCTGTCTCCGGGCAATACCCCATCACATGCAGGCATTGCCGCACACGGACCGCTTTAACATCATCCGTAGCATCAGTGTTGTGCAACTGCTCACCATCGTCTGTGTGATTTTGCTCAGGCCCGCTCTCATCACCAGGCATAATGCCCTCCCGGGAAGCAGCAAGCTCCTCTTCCCACTCAGACACACGTTGCGCAATATCCGCAGCACTCCCCGACATATCCGCCTCGCGCCCCAGCAGGCCAGCCAGTTGACGAAGACGTTTCTGATTTTCTTCTTTTGTTGCCATATCAGCCCCCTGTGAAAAAAGACACGGGGGCATTTCGCCCCCGCTCACGGATTATTTCACCTGCACCACCACAAACTCATCCGGATCCGGCAGCACCATCAGCGGTGCGGACTGCGTCATGGTAAATTCACGGGCCGGATCGCCCACGGTCAGCCAGTGTTTCGGGTAACGGGAAGAAGCCACCACACCTTCGGACAACGCCTGCGCATCCTGAATGGCACCGTAACAACGGATCCCATCTGCAGCCGTATTTCCCAGGACCAGCGTGCCCTCCGGCAGATAACGTTTTTCGGTACCGTCCTCTGCCACATAAGACGTTTTCGCCACCACAATGGCCAGATCGCCGTAATACCCTTTGAAAGACACCACCGCCCCCAGGTCTTTCACTGCCGTTTCGAGTTGTGAATTTGAGCCGCGACGGGTATCCAGTTTTTCTCGGAACAGCTTAAAACCATTCAGCAGACGCCAGACAGTACCGTCCATAATGGCAATATTCACAAGACCGCTGGCCTGATCGCAGTAGAGGTCAATATCATGCGTCGGATCAAACGTATCACGGTCCTGCTCAGACCATTTTTTACCGTCGGCCTGCTCAATGTTATTTCCTTCAGAGCGTCCAAAATCCACCTCGACAGTATCAAACTGCTCCCCTTCCATGGTGTATTTGCCATACAGCACGGCATTCACCGCCTGCATTTCTTCCACCTGGACAATGGCATGCTCTTCCTGTTTGAGGTTATCGGTGATGATACGCAGACGACGGTAGGCCGGGTCGTTCAGTTGAGCCGGATCTTCACCGGGAAGACGCTCAACCGCCTGCTGGTAATTAAATTCGTGTTTCGGCTTGACGTAGCCCGGACGTAACACGCGGGTTTCACCACCGCGATGACGCAGCACTTTTCCTTCAACAACCGGGGAGACATAGGCCGCCACCGGCGTTTTTCCGGTAATTTTGTCCAGCATCACCTCTTCGGTATGGAAATTCACCGTACGGCGGAAAAACAGCTCCAGAAACAGCGCACGAAATTTCACTTTTTGTTCGGTATAACCGAGTAACTGGCGGGTCGTAAACAATCCCATAAATCAGTTCCTTTCATTCAGAAATCAGTCAGGCCACCGCGGTGGCCTGATAACGTGTTACGGCAGCGCCGCGTGACTCAGGGCACTGCCGGCAAAGGCATTTGCCTTTTTGTGTTCATCCACACTGTCAGGCCAGCGGATTGCCTCCGTCGCAAAGGTCCCCGACTTGTAATACGTCAGTACCGTCTCTGTGCCTTCAAGCGGCAGTACCAGTATGCCAACCGCACTACCGGCTTTCTGTCCGTCCCAGACCACCAGTTTCCCGGTAGCTTCATCCAGCATCAGGGGCGTCAGTGCCGGTGTTGCCGAGGAAATCCCGCTGCTGCCTGTGGCGGTATGAGCCGGATCATTACCGGCAAAAATACGTACTTCCGCACGCTGTTCAGTGATGGTTTTCGTTACCATATTGTAAAAACCTCCTGTTGATGGTCAGCACTGACTTCATGGCATAGCCATGAGCATTTTCACGTCCGCATCACCGTCTGCTGACGTCTGTGGCACGCCACCCTGTACCGCTGCCGGTGAATGGTTCGCCATGATGCGTTCAAACAGGGCGGTTGTGGATGCAGAGACCGGTTCTGCCTTACCTGATCCCGCAGCCAGCACAGCCCGGGCGCTCTCCACAGTCATTCCCGGGCAGGCAGCCAGCTGTTCAGCCTGCGCCTCAGCCCCTTTTGCCTCATCCAGTGCCATGATCTGATCACGGAGTGAGGGTCCGGCATCCGCCTGCGGTGAAGCAGCCAGGATCGGGCGGGCTTTTTCCACCGTCATCTCCGGCATCGCCGCCAGCGTTGCCGCCAGTTGTTCACGACCGTTCGCTTCTTCACACGCCATAATGCGATCGGCTTCACTCTGCGTGGATGCCACCGGCTGCTGCGGTGCCGCCGCGGCCAGAATCGCCCGGGCCTGTTCAACGCTCATGCCCTGTTGTCCTGCCAGCATCGTGGCAAGCTGTTCACGTCCTTTCGCTTCCTGGCATGTCAGGATCCCCATAACTCGCTGGTTCTCCTGTGCGGCGGCTTCCGTTGCAGTTAATTGCGGCATAGTGCCTCCTCTGACATTACTGTTCAGCGCCGTGGCCATCACACTGATGGCATCCGACGCATTGACTAATTCATCCGCCAGCCCGGCATCAATGCCGGACTGACCTTCAAAAACGGCGGCCTCTGTTCCCGTGACGGCATCAACAGACAGGCCGGTAAACATCGCCACTTTTTCGGCAAACATCCGGCGCGCCGCATCAATCCGCTGCTGCATGTCCTGGCGAACCTCTGCCGGCAACGCTTCAAACTGATTGCCATCCACCTTGTGCGCCCCTGAGTAAATCAGCGTGATATCCACACCGGCCTGCGCCAGATGACCGGCATAGCTGACATGGCTCATCATCACGCCAATGGAGCCGATACGGGATGTCTGGGTAACCAGCCGTCGGGAGCAGGCCGACGCCAGCAGCATGGCTGCAGAACAGGCCGTGTCATTGCACAGTGCCCAGACCGGCTTCTGCTGACGGAGGCGGTAAATCATGTCAGCGCAGTCAAACGCGCCGGCGGCCTGCCCGCCCGGACTGTCAATATCCAGCAGTACGCCCTGCACCTGGCTATCCGCCATTGCCTGCTGAAGACAGGCGACAATGCCGTCATAGCCTGTCATTCCGGAAAATGGCCGCATACCCCCCAGCCGGTGCACCAGCGTGCCGGTCACTGGCAGTACAGCAATACCGTTCACCACCCGGTAAACACGGGCCGGTCGTTTACCTCCGGCCATGTACTCGTCCGTTTCAGCCAGCATTCCGGGAGCATCAAGCTGTACCTGCTGCTGTGGTACCGAAAGACTTGCTGCCCCCATCTCGCGCCCGAGCGCGCAAAAGAAAACCCGCGCATAGGCGGGCTCCAGAAGCAGCGGTTCATTGAATGCTGCGGCAATAATGTGTGAAAGATTACGTCTCACGTGGTGTTGTCTCCTCTTCCGGCCTGCGACTCTCCGCTATCTGCTGCTGATACGCCTGCGCTATCCACACCGGACGTGAGAGTCCGGCTTTTTGCCGCTCAGCAGATTCCCTGACCTGCTGGCGGAAAATGTCCTGATAATCCTCGCCCATCAGCGCCAGCTCTTTCTCATACGTGCTCAGTCCGGCCTCAATGCGCATCACTGATTCCTGGACTTCCTTGAGCCCGTCAATGGCCATTCTTCCGGCACCAATCCACTCTGCCCGTGACCAGGCTGATCGCGCCTGATAAAAATCAAAACGTGCCCGTGGCGGACGAATAATCCCCCGAAGAAGTGCCTCTTCCAGCCAGCAGGAAAACATCTGCGTGGCCAGCCGGGCCGCAATAAATTTTCGCCGCCCCATAAAATAGCGCCACGACTCATTGGCGGAGGCGCGGGCACTTGAATAACTGACCTTCGAGTAATCACGGGACAACTGTTCGTAGGAAACGCCAAGACCGGCGGCGATATACCGCAGCAGCGCCTGTTCAAGCGCCGAAAATCCATTGTCTGAATCCTGCGCAGTCTGCAGTTTCAGATCATCCCCGGGGAAAAGGTGCGGAATTCTGACACCGCCCAGCGTCACGTTATTCGTGTCATACCAGCTGGAGAACTTCTCCAGAATATTAATAAGCGGATTATCCTTCTGCCCCTGCGGCGCACCGGCGATATATTCAAAGGCCTTTTCGGTATCAAGTTCACTTTCAATTGTCGCTGCATACATGGCTTTCACAATGGCCGACTGAAGCTGTGTTGCCTGCAGGGAATCGAGCATCTTCAGCCGTTCCATGACGCTGTAAAACTGATTAGCCCCACGGGTCTGCCCGTCCTCCACCGGCTCGAAAATATGCAGCATGGCCGGACGCCCGGTGGGAAGTTCACGCGGGATCCGTTCCCATCGACCACTACCAGAGAACGGAAAATCATCCTCACAGATATGGTACGCAACGGCACGGCCATATCGATCGACCTCCACACCGGCCCGTAGAAAGCGGTTCCCCATACCGTGTCCAGGCGTGTCCACCCGTTTCGGACTCACGGCTTTAAAACGCGTACGGAATAACTGCGTGGTTTCCGTATCCCAGACCGGCTGCACAAAGATTTCGCCGTTAAAGACATGAACGCCCACACCTTCACGGATAAATTCCGTAAACGTGCGTTTCCCTTCCACGTCGATCTCGCCAGACATCCCTTCTGCGTATTCCGACCAGGCCGCCTCCACCTCATCGACAAAACTTTTTGCCGCGGTCTCCCGCATCCCCAGCCAGCGCCAGTTCGGACGGTAGCTGATCAGAAACATATGCCCGACAATGTGATCCTTATGCAGAGCCACCGCATTGGCCGCTATTCCGTTATTGCGCACCAGATCATCTGCCCGGGCATTCCCCAGACGCAACGCGGGCAGCAGGGCCGCATCGGCACTCTGCGCCGGTGGCAACCACTCAGCCATTTGCCCGCCAAATCCTGCACCGCCCCCGTTGTAGCTGAGACTCTCACGAAGCGGAACGCCGTTCACATCAATCAGGACAGGCGTTCGTTTCATAACCTCACTCCCAGCGGACGACGGCGACGCCGGGTTGTCCCCAGTACCGACTCCGCATCATTGATCGCCCGGTTAAGCTCATCCAGAGAAGCCGCCGTATATTCAATTCTGCGACCATCTTTCTGGACAGACACCACCCGTTTACCGGTTAATAAATCAAGGCGCGCCTGACGCAGCGCCTGCAGTTCAGCGACTGTAACCATTCACTCCTCCGGACAGCTTCGCTGCCAGTTCTTTAAGGGTTGGCCGGGTCGTCTCTTCTTCCCGGGATTTTGCCAGTACAGCCAGATCAAGCTGCCAGCGTTGCACGGACACACGTAATGCCGCGTAGGCATACACCAGGCAGTCCAGCGCTTCGTTACGCCGCTTTTTGTTATCCCACAGCAGACGCATCTTTCCTTTTTCCCACTTCTCCACAAGCTCTTCCGCGACCAGTTGCTGCGCCTCTGTCTGCGAAAAAATCTCCGGATCATCAGGAAAACGGATGGCATACGACGTGGCTTCATCCACAGGCGTGGGATCGGCTTTCATACGGGCATAGAGAATTTCTTTTGCGGTGTCCGTTCCCACTTCACACAGATACACGCCCCGCTGATTGCGGGTTTTTGGCATGGTGATCACCGGCTTGCCATAGACAGATGCGCCTTTTACCGGCAGCACCCGGAAAACACCGTGTTTTTTTGACCTCTGATAAACGATTTCGCCATCGATCCCCCCGGTGTCCCAGCAGACACGGGAAATAGTCATTTCGGTTCCGTCTGCATGGCGGTATTTTTTGTTGATCGCCGCATCCACACGTAACAGCGTCTCTTCCTCATCGGGACGCCCCATAATGATGATTTTATCCACCAGAAAGGCTTCCTCTCCCGGAGCCCATCCCCAGACATACATCTCAAAACGGTTTCGCTGCGAGTCAATGCCCGCCGTCAGATAAACCCCCCGGGCAGGCACCGCCGCCGTGTAACGCACAACCTTATCCATCAGCACCTGGTGATCGAGTTTTTCGCCCACGGCCTCTTCCCAGGTCTCGCCCAGCGTGGTGTTCACAAAGGTTTTCAGGCCGTTGGGATCTTTCAGGGCATCCAGCCAGTCATAGACAATCTGTACCCAAGTGGTGAACGGACTGTACGCCGTCCAGATATGGAAAGTGATGGAGCGCGGCGGCGGAATTTCATCACCCCGGGCGCTGAAAAACATCAGGCCGTCACGGGTCAACATGCCCGTGTTTTCACAGATCCACCGCCCGTTACTCTGGTCAAGCTCAGACTGATGGATCACACAGCCATGATGCTCACAAAGGTAGAAAACACTTTCTGGCTTATTCTTCTCCCACTTAAGACCGAAAGGCGAGGCATCATCACCAAATTTCAGATACTGCTCCTCCCCACAGTGCGGACAGGGCACATAAAAACGCATGAAATGTGCCGACTCGTTAGCGGCTTTTTCGATCTGGCAGGAGCCTTTGATTTTAGGCGTCGAGCCGCGAATGGATTTTGGCCATACAGAGCCCTCAATACGTTTATCCCCCAGCAGGGTTGGCGACCCCTCTTTTTCAACATCCGGCTCGAACGAGGAAAGTTCGTCATAGCAGACCACGTCCACGGATTTTTCACGGTAGTTTTTGGCGGCAGCGCCGCCCAGGCACCAGAAACCGACGCCCGATGAAAAGCGTTTCAGCGTGAGAGTATTGTCACGATGTTTACGACCCAGCCATGGGGAAAGGTCTTTCAGGCATGGCACGTTCCGAATCGTCGCCTCCACGTGAGACTTCATAAAATCTTCAGCGGCAGAATCCGTGGGCTGAAAAAGCAGACTGTTTCGGGATTTATGCTCAATAAAATACCCGACCACCCCCAGCAACATCTTTGTATAGCCAACACGGGCAGATTTAATCAGATTAACAGTGCGGATCTGATCATTCCCCATGCTGTTCATGATGGCGATCTGGAATGGCAGCGTTTTCCATTCGCCCTCACCATATGAAGATTCTTTAGGCAGATAATAATTTTGATCAGCCCATTCAACTGGCGTCACCGGCAATGCCCTTATCAGGGGCTGTAATGCAGTTGTGACAGCGCTCATCATATTATTCAGTTGTTGCTCTGATATATTCATCAAGTAAATCCGGTAATTTATCCCCTGCCCGCGCACACTGATTTGCCCCCTTAGCAATAAGGGTTTTCAGATGGTCAAGATGGCGCGGTGTTAAATCAGGAAACTGTCGCTGCATGGATAAAGGGATGGAATCAAGCGTACTGGATAACGCCATTGCCAGCTTGCTGAGGGCAAAAATACAGAACCCGGTGTCAATCAGTTTTCCTTTTGACACCTCATTTTTTAACTGCTGTGTAACAGCCTGTTCTGCTGTCAGTTCCCATCTGGCAATAAGCAATTTCTCTTCATAGTCTTCTTCGCTATCGCCATCAGGCACATCGTTTTTACTTCTTCTCAGATACGATATGTAAAAATCGCGCCAGGCATCCAGATCCAGTTGCCCTCGCTTATTCGAGACCGGGGCACCCGGTAATTTCTGCAATCTGCGAAGCTGGCGATCGGTCAGACTCAAATGCCTGGCAACTTCAGTCTGCGTAGCCACTCCTCACCTCGCAAAAACTCTTACCTCACAATCAGCACAAAACCGGTCATGTCCGGTTTACATGTCCGTTTTTTGCACATGTCCGGTTCACGGACAGCCTGTTTTTATATTTTTCATATAGTTAACTTGCAGAGAAACCGGACATGGATCCCGGAAAATTTTCATAAATAGCGAAAACCCGCTAGGTCGCCGCCCCGTAACCTGTCGGATCGCCGGAAAGGACCCGCAAAATGATAATAATTATCATCTACATGTCACAACGTGCATCTACGCCATCAAACCACGTCAAATAATCAATTATGACGCAGGTATCGTATTAATTGATCTGCGTCAACTTAACGTAAAAACAACTTCAGACAATACAAATCAGCGACACTGAATACGGGGCAACCTCATGTCAACGAAGAACAGAACCCGCAGAACAACAACCCGCAACATCCGCTTTCCTAACCAAATGATTGAACAAATTAACATCGCTCTTGAGCAAAAAGGGTCTGGGAATTTCTCAGCCTGGGTCATTGAAGCCTGCCGTCGGAGACTAACGTCAGAAAAGAGAGCATATACATCAATCCAAAGTGATGATGGATGAACATCCCGGTTTCTTCCACCATCGCACCGGAAAAGCGACTATGAGGGTAACCCTGCGTCTGTCAGCACAGTAAAACCCGGTGTGCATCGTTTTTGATTATTCCCGCACACTCACGCAGAAGGAATTCCCCGTCGGGCTACGGTCATGGTTAATGCGGGAATACGGCGACGATACAGCGCATAATGTGTCAGGCTTGAATACCTTTATCGAATCCCGGTAATAAAAACTGTCCCTGTCTCTCCAGACGTTCCAGCTTTGCAAGCAATTGAGGTTTTTTCGTTCTCCCCCAGCGATTGAGCAGACGGCCTGACATGCTGGCGACATCCTTCTCTTTCATGTACTCCAGCATTACGGCGTTACGTTCTGCTTCATAACTTTCGCTGTACTTACGGAGTTCTGCTGACATCCAGTTAAACGCATTGATATAGGCTTCTTTAACAGCATCGGCTTTTGCCCCGTTAAATCCCATAACCAGCATAACGAAGCCACTAAAGTCCATGCGGTAGTAAATCTGTTTCTTGTCAAAAATACCTAAGTCATTGATTTTCTCGACGGCCCAAAAATGGGTTGTCGAGAATTCCTCAGAACATCTCAAACATTTAATAGCCCTAATCACATGCTGATGGCGTTTACCAAATGCCCTGGCAATCTGGAAGGTGTCAGTTACCGGTTGACCTTCTGCTGCGGTAACTAACTGGCGAAAGTCGAAGTCATGATTCGCAATTAATTCATTCATGGCGTTGCCTGCTTCTTTGAAATGAACCTTTGCCGCATAGGAAACCAGCCCACCGAGGCTCGCCAGCACTAACTGGTATCCTCAAAGGCCCATTCCAAAGGGTCAGGTTCGGTGTTTATTGTGCGCTGCGGTGCGCGGTGAAATACCGGTACAAAAATGCCCCGCATCTGCGAGGCATTTTCCTGAAAGTCACTTGTTAAATTTCAGTGAAATTAAAATTATTTTAAGCACTGCGTCCTGATGTATTCCTGCAGGTAGTTAACCTGCGCGGTTATCTTGTCGATTCCACCTCGGAGACGGTAATAATTGAGTTCAGCATCTGCTGTAAGTCCTGGGCTTTCTCCATCGCCCATGCTGCTGGCTCCGGTCGTTGACTTTGCACAGGTGGCGGAGACTTGCAGGCGCTTACGCCCAGCAGAAACATCAGCACGGAGACTTTCGATAGTCGCATTAGCATCAGCAAGCTCCTTTGTGTATCTGGCGTCAAGTTCTGCTACATCACGTTGCCGCTTCTGCATATCAGCGATGATGGATGTGGCTTTATCGCGCTGCTCTTTGTAGGCGATGGCGTTATCACAGTAAAGATTAACAGCCCATGACAGGCAGGCGATAATGCAGATAACCAGAGCGGAGATAATAACGGTTACCCTGCTCATTGTTGCCCCCACAAACAGACTTCACGCTCAATCTCGCGGCGAGTCATCAGCCCTTTCCATTGCTTACCGCCAGCGTATGTCCAGCGCCGTAGCTGATCACATGCGCTTTTGATATCGCCCTGGTTTATTTTGCGAAGAAGCGTCGATGTTCTGAAATTGCCAGCGCCCACGTTGTAAACGAACGAGTAAAGAGCGCCGCGCGTTGTTTCCGGTATATCGACGTTGATGTACGGGTTAATTTGTCTGGCGACCGTGGCAAGGTCTTTATTCAGGAGGGCTTTGCATTCTGCTTCGGTATACGTTTTACCGGGCATGATGTCTTTTCCGGTGTGTCCGTGACATACAGTCCATACGCCAACGATATCTTTGTATGGTATGTAGCTGACACCTTCCAGACCATCGTTACCACCTGGACCAGTGATGAGCACAGACGCTATGGCAACAGCCCCACCACCAATAGCAGCTGCAACAGCCTTGCGTAATGACGGCGACATTATTCACCTCTCGCAGCCTTACGCTTATCTTCTTTAATCTTGAAATAAAGATTTGTCAGATACGTCAGCAGGCCAAACAGCAGACTTCCCAGCACACCTATTGCCACCCACTGGGACGGAGAGACTTTGTCCAGCAGCTGCAGTAACCAGTATCCCGTCCCCACCGCTGACGTGGTGTATGACACACCTGTTGTGATTTTTTCCATCTGATGTATGTCTCCGTCACCGCCGACAGAAAATGAAAGTAAAGAAAAACAAAAAAGCCGCCAGTGTCACCCACTGACGGCCAACGCCGGGAGCCGTGATTATGGCATTCAGGCTCTGCTAAAAATGCCAGATAACATTCCGGCCTCCCCTGATTCAGGTTATAAATGACACAATATCTTGACAACATCCGTCACTGTCTGTCAGAAAATGTACTGCCATATAGAAGCAACATGTGAAGTACATCTATCCTTTTGAGCCAGCACCTCTCCACCGAAAGTCAGTGCTGGCTGTTTTTTTCCTTAATAAGGCATCTGTAACTGAAACAATCCGCATATTGATAATATATTGACAGGCATCATTGCTGTCTGTGAAAAATAAGTCTCTACAAACATATAAGGCCTTTTAGCCAGCGTCTTCTTTTTCAGGTCAGTCGCTGGCTTTTTTTATTATGCTGCCGGTGCATTTATCTCCAGCATCAGACTTTCTATCTCAACGCCATACGCTGCATTTTTTGTAACATCCGTCAGCGTCAGCGCATTCAGTCCCAGTGTCAGACTGTCTTTTATAACCTGGAATGCCGGGCCAGCCACTCCATTCAGTTTCGGAGTAACCGTGGCACTGCCGGCGGTGAACACCAGCTCCAGCGTCTGCCAGTCGTTACCGTAATCGCCGAACTCCCCCAGCTTCGTGTTTCCGGCTTTCCTGTGATGCATCAGATTCACTCTGCCGTCAGTGGTCTGAGTGAAGTACGACATCAGGAACGGATTACCGGTACCCGTCATCGCCACACCATCAGGAACGGGAGCATCCGTATACAGATAAATCCCCAGCCCGAACTGATTGTTGGTCAGTGCGCCTGACAGGCGGAACTTACAGGTCAGTCTGCCGCCCTGTGTCAGCAGGGTAATTGCGTCATCCACCGGATGCGTCAGGGACCAGGTTTTATTGCTCTGCTTGGTGATCTTAAATACACCATCTGACAACTGAATTCCGCCATCCTTAATGCTCCAGCCCTGCGCAGCAGCCTCTCCGGCTGCCGGCAGCAGGGAGATTGTGCGAACGGACGTATCTGCAGACGGACCCGATGGCGTGTTGCCGCCGGGCGAGGGTTTGATTTCCGGTGCCTTACCACTGATGAAGGCTGAGGTGCGCCCGGCTGCGTTCAGAATAGCGGTTGCCAGACGATCCGGAATAATGCTCCTGCGCGCCCATGAACTGAAATGTGTCGGGCGGTTTGATGATACCTGGTTTCCATTCGTTCTCGATGCCGCACCGTAATATCCTGATGCCGGAATATCCGGATCTTCTGCCGGCGCGTTAGTGGCGGTATTGACGCCGTTACCATCTGTCATGAAGGGCACAAAATAAACGCCCTCACTCTCCCTGTTTTTATACCCGCCGTACACGGTGTCGTACTGGGTAGCGTATGTATTTTTCCAGTAATACGTCGTGTCACCACAAACCCACGGCACATCTGCAGCACTGCCACCATGGCACTGCGCGTTAAACACGGAGAGGTCAGCACGAAACTGTGTCAGCATGGCTGTAAACAGCGCAGGTTGCTGTGCGTGGGTGGCGGCGCTCATGTCAAACTCACCCTGCATCCAGCAGACGGCCAGCAGAACGTTTTTGGGATTTTTCTGCAATGCCGCTTTTGTGCGGGAAATCAGATCCTGATATAACGGCTTGCCCACCCCCCAGCGTGCCGAATCCTGACTGGCCCCCGTGGACTCGCTGAATGTCCCCTCCGCGCCCTGGGTAAATGCCGAACCACCACGACAGCATGGTACCAGCAGGATCCCCGCGTTATTCGGGATATACGGGAGCAGTTTTTTGGCAATATGTAAACCCTGACCGACACAGCCGTACTGCCCTTTGCTCAGGTCAGCCCTCGGATGATTCAGCGTACTCATATCCTGCACATCATGCAGACAGTGGTCAGCCGGAATAATATCGTTATATCTGCAGGCAGCCCCGCCCGGCGTCACTGTACTGCGGCGCGCCAGCTGTTTAATGCGCGGATCCGGAGCATCGTATGAATCCGGCAGCGGAAGCCCTTCACCGTAAGCCATGGCATTGGACTGCCCGGCCAGTACGATGACGTAGTACCAATCCGGCTCAGATGAAGGGCCGACCTGTGGCTCTCCTTCAATAGCCACCGCCTGCATCAGTGTGTACGGCGTAATGGCAACCGGTCCGCCGTATGGCTGCCAGCCCTCTTTCAGTTTGTGTGTCAGCTTTTCCGCAAGGTCTGACGGCGACGCCGCCCTGACAACATCGTAATGTTTAATCGACATCGAATTTCTCCCGTGTAGAGGAACAGAGTTAAAAAGCCGGAAGCGGAATCAAATCACAGGATGACCATCTGCCAGTGGCAGGTCATAAAAAAAAGGCTGCGCAATGCGCAGCCAGAACTCACAAGGAAAATGATAAAAGGAATAACACTAGTGATGTACGCATGGCGCCTCCCGCTAAGTTCTGCAATGATCAAACAGAACTCGCTACGTGCCCTTAAAACTCGATCATTTAGCCCCTCCAAGGAGGATTCACCATGCGGTTGATTTTTTAATAAACAGTAAACAAAAAAGTCAAGAATTATTCATTCTGTTCTTTCATCATCGGCCACAGCAATACCACAATGCCGCAGACCAGAGCGCCATCAGTCAGTACCAACATTATCCTGCTGGTGAAATCCATCATCACCATCACTAAAAGCAGGATCACAACAGCAAGCAGACACAGTTTATAAAACAATGTTCAGAAAACGCATTCAGCATGCCTAAGGTTCTATTCCTACGAATAGCCAACTTGCAACTTAAAATATTATTTATGCAGCCAATTAAATTCTGGTCCTTACAATATCAACCTGAAGATTCTTATCTTGTGCTGATTGATAAATGACAAACCTTTTACTACCTGCATTGAAAGAAGTAGACAAAACCAGACAATTATCATAACGAGCAAGAACATAATACCAACCATCATTATAATTAATCATTTCATATTCTTTCTTAAACTGTGGTTTGTAATATCCTGTCAGAAATGAAAAAAGCCAAAAATATGCCACAAAAGCAATCATCACAATCTCAAAAAAATGTTTTTTTATAAATGGCTTATCATAGAAGCATGATACCGATAAAAATCGCCCATAAGATCTTATCGAAATTGTAACCGCCAGCGCAATCGCTGCTGACAGTAGCAAAAGAGGTACCTGAATCTTCTGTCTCAATATAGAAAACTCAATAATTGCCGGCACAAACAATAATTCCACAGCAAAATAAAGGCGAAATACATTTAGCTCTTGCATAGAATGTTTTCTTTTCACTGCGAAAAAGAATACAACACCAATACCCCAACCGATAAGAAATATAGCAATGACGATAACTGCAAAAAATAAACTTCTGGCAACATCATCAACACCTGCACCTACAATCCACCATGGGAAGCCGTAGTAAAAAGAAGTACCCCATCCATAGAAATAAGCACTCCCCCATCCAAGGCATCCCATGTAGGCAATAAAAAGTGAAGAACTCCTGAGCAGCGCACCATCCTTCATAACCACCCCAATACAAGATGATAACATTGGCTTACAACTCATAACAAAAGCAATTCAATGCCGTCAAGAGGTTACAGGCTAAAAAAACTCTATTACATAGCAGCCAGCATGTTTACCGTACAAGTACAACTCAGGGCATAAAAAAAACCCACTCGGCAGCGGGTTTATACATTTTTTACAACATACCAAATTTGCATGAAGTATATGGCTTTTAATCCAGTTTTGCAATATTTTGCTGTAAAAATGCTGCCTTTTGTTTTGAACGTGTTCTCGTCACAAGCAATAAAGCATCACTATCAAGCTGTAGAAAAATGTGCTTCATTGCAACCCAGCGTTCAGTAAATGTCTCGGACCAGTTTTTTGTTGTCACTCCCACCAATGATGCCAGTGTCTGGTATTCATAGGCCTCACGCCCTGCAAGTTCGCTCTTCACATCCTGTGCAGCCAGCCAGATTAACGTCTTCAGGCGATCCAGTGTCTTACCTGCAATTTTTCTGTTACTTAACAAATCTTTAAACTCGCTCCATGCCCATTGCGTTATGGTGACCTGATGCCCCCATCGAACGCTTTCGCTGTAACACCAAAGCAACCATGCTTTCTGATGTTCATCGAGAGACAAAACCGCGCGGCGCCATGAAGAGGTTGAGAATTCAACCGGGCTGACCAAAGCAATGGATGAACCTTTTGCGTACGACTGCTTACCGGAAGTCGGCGTATTATCCAGCGTAATCATCTTGCCAGTTACCACATCCAGAATGCGCGGCTTCTTTCGTTTGTATGTACCAGTATCAAATTGTGCATGCTCCTGCCAGGCTTCGAGCTGGCCTTTCGTTGCTCCGTTCAAGTCAGCAGTAGCTGCCATAAGTTGCTCACGAACATACTGTAAATATTGGGTATTCATGCAGTAAATCCTTTCTATATTTTGGCATAATTCTTCAACATTCGGTAATCGTTCAAAACCGAATCGGGGAAACGACATAAGCACAGGAGCCCCCAGCGACAGCGAAGGAGTTCTGATATATAAGACTCAGACATCATTCATTCCCCGGTTCTCCAATATCTGTTTCACTCATCATCCATAACTACCTGTAATTGCCCCCCTTTTTTTGTAACAGTTCTTATATTGCTATATAGAATAGCCATTACTAATGCATTTAAATTTAATAAAATAAAAATTATAAAAAACATAAAACACCACGCAAACACACTTAATAAAAACACCGTTACATTAAAAGATAATAAAAACCGCAATAAAAAACGAATAAATCAATTGTCTCACGCAATTATAAAACATCATATTGATTACGCACCTTGTATTACAAACTCATGTATGTAAAATACGCGCACCATTCAAAAAAAAGGAAGACAATAACATATGAAAAAAAGTGTCATCGCTGGCGTCTTTATTGCTCTGTCATTTACCACGTGTTCAGCTATCGCGAACAGCCTTGCATTATCATTAGCAAATGATGATGCAGGGAAGTTTCAACCAATACTTAATGATATTTATGGCAATAAACATGAAAACAGAGATGATTACTCACAAGGCTTATTTCTGGGATATAGCCACGATATCTCAGACTCGAGCCAATTATCTCTCCATATTGCGCAAGATATTTACTCTCCATCAGGCAGTAATAAAAGACACAACACAGCTGTAACTGGAGACAGAGCTTTTAGTGCATACACTCACACTGGTATTGAATGGAACTCCCTTGCGAATGACTGGATTCGCTATCGATTAGGTACTGACATAGGTGTTGTTGGCCCCGACGCAGGCGGTCAGAAAGTACAAAATAAAGCTCATGAGATTATTGGGGCAGAAAAATATCATGCATGGGATGATCAAATAGAGAATCGCTACGGTTATACTGTAAAAGGGATGCTATCCATGACACCAAGTATGGATATTTTAGGTGCTAATGTTGGATTATACCCTGAAGTTTCTGCTGTTACTGGAAACTTATTTCAATATGTAGCATATGGCGCAACCATTGCCATTGGTAATGATAAAACCTTCAATTCGGATAATGGCTTTGGTCTGCTGGCTCCCCGTGGTTTAATGCATATGTCCGATACAAGCGGATTCAAATACAAGATTTTTGCAGGTATGGAAAGACGAGATGTCAATCGCAACTATACTCTCGAAGGAAAAACAATACAGACGAAACAAACAACAGTATCGCTAAACAAAACTGTTGATGAATATCAAGTTGGCGCAACAATTGGGTATGCACCTGTAGCCTTCACACTAGCATTTAATAAAGTAACATCAGAATTCAAGACAGGGGATGACTATTCATTTATAAATGGAGCAATCACCTTCTTTTTTTAACTGAATTGAATTCAATCAAAATAACATAAGTCCAACAAAAACATAAAGTGCGAAATGAATGCCAGCTCCATTTATTTCGCACTATAAAAGATTAAAAGTTGCAATAAAATAATAAAATGACTCAGTTACGAAAACCAATAAACTGTGGCCAGTAGTGAGTCGCTCATCATCGGGCTTTTTGGCGAATGAAATTTAGCTACGCTTTCGAGTCTCATGCGCCTTCTCCCTGTACCTGAATCAATGTGAGGTTTCCGCAGAACACTGCGCCAGTATCGATATACATCTGGTTGGCAAATTTGAGTGGTTTCACTGCTGGCGTATGACCAAAGATGAACGTGTCCGCGCCTTTGATTTCTTTCACGATCCCGTCTTGTGAGTTGCTGATTCGTTCGCGGTTCCAGATTACCTGCTGATGATCAACTGGCTTTCCAAACTCGTATTTATCACAAGGATAATCGGCGTGGCAAATGACATATTTTTTATCTTTGCTCACCAGTTCGATGATTAACGGAAGTTCTTCTGCTTTATGGGCAAGAACTTTAGCCAGAGTCTCTTTGTCGTAATCGAGATTAAAGAACCAGCCACCGCCATTAAGCAGCCAGTGATTAACGTTTCCACGCTCTGATAAGCCATCAATCATCATTTGCTCATGGTTTCCACGCACAGCTCTGAACCAGGGGAATGTGATTAATTCCAGACATTCGACGTTCTCTGTACCGCGATCAACCAAATCGCCAACCGAGATGAGCAGGTCTTTTTTGGTGTCGAATCCAATCGTATCCAGTTTGTTCATCAGGTTCGTGTAGCATCCGTGCAGGTCGCCAGCTACCCAAATATTTCGGTATTTGCTGCCATCAATTCTTTCGTAGATATTCATGCAGCCTCACTTCTGCTGTTTCGCAGGTCTTTGAGTTTCTGTTGGTACTCTGCCTTGATCGCCTTGCACTCTTCGACAGTCCAGCGATGGCGGTTATGGTTTGATTCGATTTCGTCTACTGCTTCCTGCCCGATGCGGCTAATCAGTTCGACGCGATACGGAACGAGATTTCCGCTTTTGTGCTGGTTGCACACCACGCATTGCTTGTGAATATTGCGTTCATCAAATCGGAGTTGAGGTGCCGCAGCAGTTGTCCGGTAATGTCCGGCATCCCACTGAGCAGACGTGAGCGTTCCGCACGAGATACATGGTAAGTCGCGGTCTCTTTCTCTGATGAAGGCGTTTACGGCTTGTTGGGCTTGTTTAATCCAGTAACTGCGGGGCTTTAAGGCGAGTTTTCGAATCTTAAGTTTATCTTTCTGTTTCTGCTCCTCTCGTCGTCGTTTCTTCTCTGCTGCTTTTTCCGCTTTTTCGCGTTCTTTACTTCGTCGTTCGAGTGCTATCTTGGTTCCACACTCTGGAGAGCACCACCACTGATTAGCGAATGCAGGGTGAAACCATTCCCGACATTCATCGTTTTTACATCGTCTTCGCGCTGGTTTAGCCATCATCTTCTTCCTCGTGCATCGAGCTATTCGAATCGCTCATCAGCTCTGCACAGCAGTGCTCACACACGTGAACTTCCAGCACATGCAGCTTCTGACCGCAATTAGCGCACGTTAAAGCCCGCTCGACGCTTTCTTGTTCGTAACTTCGATTTGGGTCAATCACCTTGTATTCCTCGCACGATGTCTTAGCCACCGGATATCCCACAGGTGAGCCGTGTAGTTGAAGGTTTTTACGTCAGATTCTTTTGGGATTGGCTTGCGTTTATTTCTGGAGCGTTTCGTTGGAAGGTATTTGCAGTTTTCGCAGATGATGTCGGTGAAACTTCGTCGTTGTCGCCTCATGCCGCCCTCCTGACGCCCTGCCCGATCGCCATCAATGCCGCTTTGGATACGATAGTAAACATCCGTCGAGGACTAATGAACGGTCGCCAAATCAGCAGCATGGAGCCTTTGCTGTTTCCCTTCTTCTCCAGCCCTGTCGATGGTTCGATAAAATTAATCCGTCCATCAGTGATAATACGAACTTCGTCAACACTCTCCAGAGCCTTGCTGAACCATCCGACAGACATATCCTCTGGCACAAGCATCACTACCGTCTGTCGCTGTTGTATGCACTGCTCAGCGGCTTTTTCCACCCACGGCCTGATATTGCTGTACGGTGGGTTATTCCAGATTGCACCGTGGCTTATCCACTCAGAATTTAGCGCGTCGTCAGCCTCAGTTAGCCAGTGAGCGCACAGAGCGTTTTTGTCGCTCGCTGCCGAATCCAGCCAGAATCCAAACTCAATATCCAGTGCATCAAAAAGCCAAAGCGGCGTTTGCCAGCAGTCCTTGTCGTGTGCTGGCGTATTTGATTTGATAGTCATGCAGCCCGATCTCCCCATCGCGCTTTCCATTCGAGAGCCAGTCGCGCTTCGTCTGACCACTTAACGCCACGCTCTGTACCGAATGCCTGTATAAGCTCTAATAGCTCCGCAAATTCG